TTTAAATAAACTATTAGGATTTTCTACTCTTGTTAACTCTCTGGTCTCAGTATCAAATATATGAAAACCTTTAGGACATTGGTAGTCTGACCATGTCATCTCGTATTGTGTGCCAAGATAATAGATATGGCCATCATCTGATTTTTTATGAAAATGACCAGATAAAACTTTTTCAAATCTTTTAAACATAGATTTTTCTAAACCGTGGTCGTTAAAATGGCCATTGTGCATTTCGAAACCTTTTACTTCTAAATGACCCATTGCAAAGGTGGCCTGTGTATTCTCTATTGTTCTAATACTTTCTGCCTCATTGTCATCACAAATCCATGGTATAAACAATATAGGCAAACCATCAAACTCAACTGTTGTTGATTGTGTGTACACCTTGGCGTCTTTACATATGTCAAGGTTTTGCATAGCATTGACCTCATTTGTGTTCTTATAATAAGTGTCGTGATTACCAATAATAATATGTGTATCAATACCTTGTTCATCTAATCTATTCCAAAATACTTTCTTGAAATTGTGTGCTGTATTGTGGTTGATAAACTTTCTTCTATCTACCACATCACCTAGATGTATTAATGTTTTGATATCATATTGTTGCATATATGGAAAAAACAATTCGTTGTAGAATTTGTTTTGAAATTCAATAAATGCTGGCGAATCATTACGACACCCAAAGTGAGTGTCATTCAATAAGGCTATTTTCATTATTTTTTCTTCTTAACTGGTAGTTTCTTTTCTTTCTTTGCTGGTTCTTCTTGTGGCATATTCTTTTTAAGAAACTCTGTAAATTGATTCTTAAAATCTCTGTCCTCACCAGGTTGTAATGTCATGTCATCATAATTAGATTCNGCAATCATTCTTTGTTTGATNATTACTTGTTTCTTTTCTTTTTGTATTCTTCTTATGAAAGCATAATATATAATTTGTGTAAAGTAAGCAAACGGATTGTTTGACTTCTCTGGATTAAAGTTATTTAAATATTGTAAACAGTTCTCAATACCATCACTAATCATATCATCTCTAAATGTATAGTTGATAAAATTAGGTCTGTACGATAGGTGATTCGCAATCTTTAAAAAACATTCTCCGACATAATCGGGTACTCTAGGATTTTTCTTCCCAGCCTTTTGAGCTTTATCAACAGTCTTTTTATACTCGACCATAGCGGCCAAGAATTCTTTGTTGTTTACATAATGCTCTGATTTTTTTTTAGTTGTTGCCATAATATCCTCAGTTTGTATCTATAATACTCTAAGTTGATGTGATTGTCAAGCTTAGGTTGTTTTTATTTTATTTCAAATTTAGTTTCATTCCACGGTTGACAATACTTTTTTTCTGAGTATAATAACGGTGTCCGTTTTCAGAAACACCTTTAAGTACCTAATGTATTGTCGGGTCATCCAAGTCATCATCAAACTCATCAAAGATTTCATTTAGTTTTTTATTTTCTTCGGGGGAGAATTGTTTTTGATGATAATTCTCATCTCTCTTAGGTTTATCTAAGTTGTCATAGTTCTTAATAATCTCACCATAACTACCACTCATTTCTAGCGAGGCGTTAGTGATTGTCATAATCTTATCTTTAGGTATAGTAATGACTTTATCACCAGTATAATTAGTCCAACGAATCAAAGCAATGTAATCTCTGAAACCAGTTGGTGTCATCTGTGGAATATATTTAATTTGTAAAGGTTTATCTAATCTGAGTAATGCACCGGTGTCCGGTAACTGTTTGTCACCAGTCGGTAAAACAGTAACAATGTCGTCACCGTTAATTAATTTTATTATTTTAACTGTTTGATTCATTGTTTAACTCTATGTTGTGTATTTCATAATCAAAGTCTTCTTCACTATAGATATTTATCCTTTCTCTAAAGTGATTAAGTGTGTAGTTCTCTTTCTCATTATAAGACAAATCGTCTGCAATGTCATATAGTGTAGCAGAACCATTGTTATCTTTTAATCTTAAACCACGACCAATAGATTGTAAGTTTCTTATTCGTGATTTACTAGGAGAAGAAAAGATAATGTTGTGTAGATTACGAATATTGATACCGGTACTAAAGGTTCCGTAGCTTGCCACGATAATAGCATTGTCAGCCTTTTCTGTAAGTTCTCTAATCTTTTCCCTTTCATCTGTATCTACTCCTCCGTGAACATAAAAAACCTGTTTATCAGGTGCCTTTAATTTTATATCTTCATATAATTGTTTACCATGTTTTTCTACATACTGAAACAAACATAATGTATTACCATTTAGACCAGCGGCCAAGTTTCGTATAAATTTATTTCTCTTATCAGATTGTACTATGTAATCCATTTCTTCTTGATAGGTCATACCACTAGCATGTTTACACTCAATCGCACCATGTTTTAATATTAGACAGAAAATCTTTAAGTCAGCTAATTGTTTCTTCTCTTGCAATTCTACTGTAGAAACCACCTTGTTGACTGTACCAAACAGTCCTTCTAATACTAACTTGTGTGTTTGTGTACCATCTAAAGTACCAGTTAGTCCTATTCTATATGGGCATTTTTCTAGTTTTGTCAATATCTTAGTTAGTGAAACGGCCTTAAATAAATGTGCCTCATCACCTACTATCATACGAATATCTTTAAAGTATTTTTTAGGTTGTGTATAGATAGATTGCCATGTAGATATAATTACAGGTTTATTTGTTTCTTTAGAATGACCTTGATATATTCTATGTACAAATTTTTCTGGCGACCAACCATAATCTTTAAAGTCTTTAAACAACTGTTCAACTAAAGATGTAGTAGGTACAATAATTAATATTTTCTTCTTGTCTTCTTTTAACCGAAGAATGTTAAACCTAACAAGAAGATAGACAATAAGAGATTTTCCACTAGCTGTGGGTGAAAGTAATAAAGTCCTATTTTTTCTAACTGCATGTATAAATGCCTCCTTTTGGTAATCTCTGACCTTGAATGGAATATTTAGTGCTTCTATGAATTTGTCAACCTTTGCCTCATCAACTTTTGTGTCTTNTATCTTTGTACCATCAACAACNTGTACATTATTATCTTCACACCATTTTAAAATATAAGGATATAGACCAACATAGATTTGACCTGTCTGATATGAGAACAATCTAATCTTACCGTCCCATACTCTGTTTCTAAACTGAGGCATAAACTTAAAACCAGGCACTTCAAATGTAAAGAATTGACCTAGTTCTCTTCGTATATCTTCGTCTGCTTCAATCTTTAAATAGACATCATCTTTTTTATCTATAATTATATATCTCGTTAAACTCATTTATAAAATCCATGTCATAAGTGAATATCTGTCACCTTTAATTACTTTTTTAACTTCATGTGAATACATAAAATTACTAGGAAAAACAACGCCTGAAGCCTTTGTTTGTTCTGGTATATAGTCACCATCACAAAATACAATTTCACCACCTTCTTCGGCAGTTTGTAAAAATATCAACGCTGTAAGATGTGGGTAACCATATTGTTGTCCGTGTGAATGATGTATATTGTCAATGTGATTTTTCATAAAACCACCCTCTGTGTAATGATTCATTCTAAAGGGTGTAAAACTTTGTGGTAATATTTTAGTATGTGTTTTTATATAATCATCAACCATACCTCTGAAACCAGTTTTTAATTCTTCATAAAACTTATCTTGTTTATTAATCCAATACTCTTTCATATCCACTCTATCATTTGTTCTAGGAGATATGCCATCACTTGTAGAAAAAGAAGATTGATTCCATTCACCATTAGTATGATAGTGATGTATTACTTCATCAGCCAGATTACGACTAATTGCAAAAGGATATGTTTGAATAAAATCTGTTACATGCATTAGATAGCACCACTAGTAAACTTACGCCAATCAATTGCGTTCTTGATTGTAAAAGTTCTATTAGTGATTTGTCTAATTGTTCTATCTAGGAAATCTACACATGCTTGTAGATAATCAACCTTTTGTTTTGCCTTTATATACTCTTCGTCTGAGTAAATATATTGGTCAACATCTTGTCTTAGTAATTTAAAGTTAAAAGGTTTTTGTGCATATACTGAGGCGTCTGCCTTACCAGTATAGTATTCCCAAAGTTGTCTTTTTGTATTGTACAAATCACCCTCAGCACGACTTAACATTAACTTAAACTTAGTTAAATGTTTCAGGTACTTGTTGTGTAATTGAGGTGTTTTAAGTGATTCTAAATCAAGTTCAGTATCGTTAATTTTTAAATCACTATCAGCTTGTTCTTGTAGTTTTTCTAAATCCATAATAAAGGTATCCTATCATAATATTAATAAAATGTAAAGCTTCTAAGAGGTTGTTTCTGCTGTTCTTCCTGCACCCTTAGTAGCGAATTCGTATATCTTGTACTTCATTGTAACAGAGGCCGATAAGTAATCTACATCATTAGCCTGTTGGTTAAAATTCAATGCTGACAATGACACAGGAAACATATCTGAAAATCTTACTTCTATATTTGCTGTATTTTTACTAGTCAACACATTCAAAGTTGCGTCTGAGAAGACAGGACCTAATGGCATAGGAGAACCTGTCACTTTGCCTGCGTCTGTTATTGCGTCACTCTTTCCGCCTGTTGGAAACCTGTCCTTGGCGGCATCCACAAGTGTCTTAGCTTGTTTATGGTCTCTAGGAAATCCTAATCCTGTCAACCAACCATGTATCTCTCTATAATTTTCTAAGTTCTCATCTACTAAGAAAGACATCTCTAGGTCACCATAATTTAATATGGTTCCTGGTACAGGTATTGACTTTAAAGGTGTTGCGATATCTACATTTGATAGTGTGACACCTGGTATATTTACTGAGGTACAGAAATATTCCACCTTTGGCAGTTTTAGTAATTGAAACTTAAACTGAGTAGGTGAGGCGTAGTCAAACTTTGTAGGTTGTCGTGAATATGCATTAGTAATTGTCATACTATTATTTATCCATCCTGGAGGAAGGCCAAAAAAAAGGGCGCCGAAGCGCCCTTTAATATTACTGTTGAAAACTCAACAAATATTACATCAAGTTAGTAACTTTAACTCTTTGGTAGTATCTGTTAGCGTTAGCAGAACCAGCGTTGTCCACAACTGAGTGAGCACCTGTGATAGCACCTGTTTCAGCGAATGGGTTAGCGATAAGACCATATCTAGTCTTGAAGCCAATTTTCGGTTGGAAAGTATCTTGACCAACTGCTCTCACCATTTGTAGTGGAACATATGGACAATAGAACATACCAGCGTCATAAGGTGAAGTACCTTTGTAAC